CTGACGAGCTTCTTTGCCCACGACCACCCCGCGTCTGACCCCCACAATGCCCACGCGATCCGGGCATTCGAGGGAAAGTTTTTTTCGCCGGGACTCCAGCCTTCTTTTCCCTTGTTGACCTGATGCCTGTCGAAGAACGCCTTCATCCTGCGAGCCGTGGTCGGGCTGATCTTCGTGCCGTTCGACAGGTCGCGAGCGCGGGCCACGCCTACTGCCGTGCCTCCGCGGCCGTGTTCTCTTCGCCACGCCAGCCCTTTCTCTGCCTCCGACCGCACTCTCGCCGGCGGCGTGAAGTCGATGTGGTCATACCGTGCCATTACGCCGACCCCTTCACGGTCTGGGGCGCGTCGTCCACCCAGATGTCAACCTTGATGCCGGCGTCTTTAGCCGCGGCATCCTTGAGCTTGTCGGTGCCGACCAAGAGGACTCGCGAAAAGCTTGTTGCCCACTTGCCGAGTGACTTAGCGACGTACGCCTGATTCTCTGGGGTGTCCTCGCGACGGGACACCATGACGACCTTGTTGCCTTCGCCGACAGCCTCCGCAGCGAACTCGCCCCATAGTGCAGGGTCGGCTGCAAAAGTGCGGTCGAAGTCGATGCTAATGGTCAGTTTGCGACGCTGAAGCGACCGCACGCTCCGCCGCTTGCCGCCCTTCAGCTTGAACTCATCGATGCCGCCTGTCGCCTGCGCGTCCGGAACAAAGTATTGGACGCCTCCTCCGTTTGCGGCCTGCGGCCGGCTGTCCTTGGTACTCCACGTATCGACGGCTGGGGACGCGTAAGACTGGAGGTATTGGGGTGCGGCTTGCACCTCAAACGTGTAAGGGATTTTATCGACGACGGGCTGGCCTTCGGATTTCCAAGCGGTGCCCTTCCTGCCGATTCCAAGCTGCTCTGGCTCCGTGCCCTCCGTGGAGAAGTAGCCGCCGGCCGGCGGTATGTTGCCGGGGGCCTGCCACTGCACAAGCACGGAAGGCGGCGGCAGTTCCGGGGGCGGGCCGACCTTCACTGGCTTCGACCAATCGATTGCCTTCATCTGCCCTTCAAACCGCTGCCGGTCGAGCGGCTTGAGCTTCCCCGTTTTTCTGTCGAGAAAAGCCCCCTTGCTGTGCATGAAGTGCGACGCGACGACCTTTCTTGCTGCGATCTGCCGCGGAGAGTCGCCGTCCTGAGAGGCAAGCTGTACCTCGCTCTTCGATGGCTTGCGCGTCGGCACTCGCTCCGGGCGATTCGCGCGTCCCTTCGGCTTCCCGGACTTGTCTCCGCCAGAGGCCCCGCCCTTGCCGCCCTTTCCGCTCCCGCATGAATTATCGACTCCGCCGCCTGACCCAGTCGGGCAGAAGGCGCGGTCCTCCGCGAGAGCGCCATCGATGAAGAACTTCCTTGCAAGCCTCCAGTACGTCTTCTCTGAGTCTTTCGTGTTACTGGTCATGTAGACCATGCGTCACGCCGCTTTCTTTTTCTGTGCCGCTGGCCGCCGAACTGGCGGGCCAAGGTAGTCGTCATACAAGTCGAGAACCTCTCGCGAGTAGTCGATCCCAAGAGACAGCCCGGTCCGTGTTTCGGCGACAAACTCAAGCGGATTCCTTGTCGCGTATTCGCTCACCTGCGCGGCAACTTCTTTTGCGGCCTCTTCGCTCATGGGACCGCCTTTGTCGTTGCTGGACTTGTGCGACGCTCTCTCATATCTGGCCCACGGGTCGGTTGTTGGGACTCCATTAGAAGGCGCTGGATCACCCAGCCAGCGATCCAAATACTGCACCGCCCGCCCTCCGCTTTTGAAGAAATCCGTCATTGCGCGCATGTGGTCGTGGTGCGCCATCTCGTGAACCATTGAAGTGACATGCTCCTTCCCCGCGACCCCAGCAAGCCATCCCTCTTCGACTGACTGCCTTACCTTTGCGACATCGTAGTCTGGGTCAAAGTAAAGCACTCCGTTATCCATATTGCATGCAGCCGGCGCGTTGCCGCTGATGTCCTCGACGATGATCTTCTTCGGCAGAGCAACTCCAAGCCTCTCCAGTTCTTCAACCCCTTGTGTGATCGCATCCATAGCGTCGATGGACGCCGGCCCCTTTTTTCTTCCCTGCATAGAAGGCGGAAGCCCCATGCCGGTCCACTCTCCCTGATTGTGCTGAAGCTCAACTCCTTTGCCCGCAAGCCACTCCGTCACTTGCTCTATATGCGCCACCCGCTGCTCCCATGTGTGCCCGGTCAGCGATCCACGCGGGTCTTCTGGGAATGAACCCTTTGCGGCTGCGGGAGAGGGCGACTGCGGCGCACTTGTTCCGGCGTTTCCCTTGTTCGCGGGAGAGCAGGAGTTGTCCGGAGGCGAAGCGCCCGGACAGAAAGCACGCGACTCTCCGGGGGCGCTGTCGCCAAGAAAGTCTCTCGCGAGGCCCCAGTAGGCTTTCTCGATTTCTTTCAGGCTGCTGCCAGTCATGTAGACCATGCGTCACGCCGCCTTCTTCTTTGCTTTTGCGGCGGGCCTGCGGACGGTCGGCCCGAGGTAGTCGTCATAGAGCTTCATGACTTTGTCTGAGTAGTTGAGTCCTAGCGAGAGGCCCGTTCGCGTCTCGGCAACGAACTCAAGCGGGTTCATCGTCGCGTAGACGCTGACCTCGCTGGCGATGAGCCTCGCCCTTTGCGCGTTCGTTCGGTTTCCGCCTTCCGTGGCCCCGTATCCGAATCGTGCGGTCGGCTCCCACGGATCGGTAGTTGGCCCATAATCGCCCGGATTGCCGCACCACGCTGCCCACACCTCTCTCCCCTTTTCGTCGCCGTACTGGTCTTGCACGGACATGTTGTGGTCGTGGTGCGACATCTCGTGGATCATTGGGCCGCCGTCCTCTTGCCCTTTGACGCCCGCCAGAAAGCGCTGCTCGACAGAGTCCCTCAGCGCCGCGATGTCATAGTCCGGGTCAAACCAAATTGTCTGCGTCCCAGAGTGGTATCCGGCCGGCGGGTTTCCGGGGATGTCCGCGATGACAAGCTTCTGCGGAATCCCGATACCGACACGCTCAAGCTCCTCGATTCCGCGAGTGACCGCGTCCATCGAGTGCATCGTCGGCGGGTCGCTCTGGCCTGCGGTCCTGATGAATTCGATGCCCCGAGACGCGAGCCAGTCACTCACCTGCTCAAGGTGCGCAAGCCGCTGCTCCCTTGTGTGTCCCGTCAGCGTTCCGCGTGGGTCGCCCACAAGCGACCCCGGCGCGGCGGCAGGCTCCGGGGCCTTGGGCGGCGCTGGCCCGGCGGTGCCCTTATTCGCCGGTGAGCAGGAATTATCCGGTGGTGAAGCTCCGGGGCAGAAGGCCCGCGACTCGTCGTCCGGAGCAAGCCCGACAGCGGCGCTCGCCGCTGCCCAGTACTTCTCCTCAAAGTCTTTGTCGGTCGGCAAAACGTACGTCACGCGTCACGCTGCCTTCTTCTTCTGCGCCGTGACGCGAACCGGAGGGCCGAGATAGTCGTCATAGAGGTCAAGCACGCGCTGCGAGTACTCAAGGCCATAGGCGAGGCCAGCGCGAGTCTCGGCGACGAATTCAAGCGGAGTGACTGTCGCATATCGACTCACCTCGCTCGCGATGGCGATGGCCTCTTTCGGCGACACCCGGCGTCCGTCACGGTCAACTGAATTCGATGCCATTCGCGTTCCCGGCTCCCACGGGTTTTTCGTTGGGCCGAGGATACCGGGTCTGCCAATCCAATCGCGGCACTTCTCGACAGCGTCGTCCTTGCCCATCATGACCTTGAGCGCGGACACGTGTTCATGGTGGGCCATCTCGTGGACGATGGCGTTCCCGCCCTCGCTTCCGGGCACGCCGACCACGGCCTTGAGCAGCACCGCGTTTCGTATCGAATCGATACTCAGGTCTGGGTCGATATGCACCGTCTCCGCGACGATGTCATAGGCCGCCGGGGCGTTGTGGGGGTGTTCCTCAATGATGATCGTGCGAGGCACCTCCATGCCGTGCCGTTCGATAGCCTCCACGCCGTCCGTAAGGGCCTGCATGGCCTGCATCGAAGGCGGGCCGTTGGCGTCGTCCTTCTGCTCAAGCGTGACGCCCTTGGCAGAGAGCCACGCAGCCACTTCGCCAAGGTGGTCATACCGCTGAAGCTTGGTGTGCCCCGTGACATCGCCGCGAGGGTCATCCGGCAGCGAACCCGGCTCGCGTGAGGGTTTGGGCTGTGCCGGCGGTCGAGCGCCGCCGCTGCCCTTATTGGAAGGGGAGCATGAGTTGTCCGGCGGAGAGGCGCCGGGGCAGAAGGCCCGAGAGACTCGCTGCGTCAGCCTTGGGGCTTGTCGAGCTTGCCGGCCATCGCCTTTTTGGCGAACTCCTGAAACGCCTCCGCCATCGCCTTGAAGTCCATCGCCGATCCAGCCGGAAAGTCGAAGCGAGCGAACTGCTTGGGCGCGGGGGCGCTTTCTGCTCGCTTCGTAGTCTTCGCGGCGGATTTCCCGCCTCTCATCGAGGTGCCAGATCGCGAGTTGGTTCGTTTCTTGCGCTGCATCGATGGCCTCGTCTATGTCCTCAAAACGCTTCGATAGGTCGAAGTATACCTTGCCGGTGTTCGTATCAACCCAGCCGCCGAAGTGAAGGTTTTCGCTTTCTTCAAAAGCTGCCTTGTTCGCTTCGTAGAAGCCCCTGAACGCGGCCTCGTTTACCTGCTCATACGAATCATAAATCACCTCGGCTTCGGGTCGCACCGAAACCATGTATCCGGTCGTCGGGCTTTGGGAGGTAACCGGATGAACCGAAAAGCCGCCCGTAGCCTTCATGTTGTCGAGCGCGGCCCGCGACACGGTGCCGAACTCGACCTTCTTGCCTTTGCCCTTTACGGCTCCGGAAGCGGCCTTGTTCGCCCCAGCGCCAGCACTTCCGCCCCCGTCCCCCTTGTTCGCAGGCGCGCAAGAGTTGTCCGGCGGAGAGGCGCCGGGGCAGAAGGCCCGTTTCGCGGTACTCCCCCGCCGGCGGCCGGGCGGCGGCGGCACTTCGTCGAAAGCCCGCGACCAAATCAGCATCTGTGCCGCAGCCGACGCCTCAGAGATGGAGTTTGTCTTCGGGTCGGGCTTGTACAGCCCGTGGCTGTTGTCCTTCGGACTGCCACGGTTTCCGTCATACGCCTGCCGCAGGTGGAACTGAAGCTCCGTCATGACGGAGCGGCCGGCTTGCGTCTGTAGCTCCATCGTCATGTGGACGGCGCCGTAGCCGGTTTCGCTCTTGTCCTCAAACCTGTTCTTGATCGACACAGCCATGCCCGCCTTCTCGGCCTGCTGCTGCACGGACCGCACGGCGTCGCCAAGTGCTTCCGGGGTGTCTGCGATCAGTGATCCGCGGACGGCGTCCTTGAGTTCGCGGTTGACGATTGTCGCGTCAGAAACTTCCGGGCCGAGGTTGTCTTCCTTGCGAACCCGCGGCACTTTCCCTGCCAGCGACTCAGGAATCTTGAGCATGTGCGTTCCGAACGCATGCTCGCGAAGGTAGTCGTGTGCGGGGTTGTTTGGGTCTGCTTCTCCAAACGACGCTTCAACGCCCGCGTCCTTGGCGGCCTTCTCGACAATTTCCTTGTACTGCGGCACAACGTCGCGTGCGTCCGCAAGCAACTCATCGACGGTTGTGGCTGAGTTGTTTGTCTCGCTCGACTTCTTGCTTGGAACGCCAACCCGCTCCGCAAGCTGTCGCTTTACATCAGCGTGGTGTGTTTGCAGCTTCGCGTAGTCGCGGGGCACAACGGCGCCTTTCGGAAACTCGTCCGACACAATCGCGCCGTCCACGTAGGAGCCGCCAGCCACCTTGTCTGCGTGCTTCTCAAGCGCCGGCACGCTGACATCGACAGCACGAACCCGCCCGCTGCTTCCGCTTCCGCCACTCCCGCCCTTGCCGCTGCCGCACGAGTTGTCCACGCCGCCGCCGGGGCCGGTGGGGCAGAAGGCGCGACTGCCGCGTCCCTTCATCAGCTTCTTGTAGTCGGCTTCGCCCATGACGCGAGCCGGCATGTCCTTGCCGAGAGCGCTGTACATGGCAACGCGGTGGTGCCCGTCCACGATATGAAGGTTGCCGTTGCCGTCGTCCCACAGCTTGGTGACGTAGCCTTCGCGAAACGGCTCGTCGCCTGACACGACCTTCTCAATCGGCGCCGTCTTCAGCGTCTCTTCGTTCGCCTTGAGCGTGGTCCCGGCGGGGATCGTCGTGACCGGCAGTTCGTTCCACTTGTCGTCCGGAACCTCGCGAGCCTTCTCGACGACCTTCGCGTTCTCGGGCGAGTAGTCCATGCCGTACTCAGAGGCAAAGACACGGCCCGGACCGGCATCACCGGAGTCCTTCGCAGAGCATGTGTTATCCACTCCGCCGCCGGGGCCTGTGGGGCAGAAGGCGCGAATGCTTCTGCTCGACTTGGTCGGCCTCTTCAGCATCATCGAAGCCGCTGCCCAGTACTCCTTGCGGCTGTTGTCGTCCGCGACAAATACGAAAGCCATCTACGCCGTCCTCCTGCGGGAGCCTCGACGCACGAGTTCTGCCGGCCCGCCGTAGTCGTCATAGAGCGACAGCACATCGTCGCCGTATGTGGCGCCGGCAGACTGCCCCGAAACGACCTCGGCCACGAACTCAAGCGGGTTTGTCGTCGCGTACTCGCTTACCTTTGCGGCAATGCTGCGAGCCTCGTCTGGGTCAACGGGCTTTCCGTCTTCGTTCAGCGCCGCGGAGCCGAATCGCGCCGACTTTGTCCACGGGTCTTTTGTTGGAAATCCGTCGTCGTCCGGGTTTCCAAAGAGCATCCCCACTCGTTCGCTGGCTGCATTGTCAACGGCCTGCTCGTCCTTGCCTCTATAGAACGATGGAACTTTGTCGCGAATGCTTGCGATGTGCTGCTTGTGTGCAGACTCGTGAACAAGCACATCCGGCAACGCGTTGCTCGCAAACTGCCCCGGCTTTGCTTTGCCAAGACTTGAGATGTTGAAGTTAGGGTTGATCGCAATGGAGTTGTTCCACTGATAGAAGGCTGCCGCTGCTTTGGGCGGAAGGCCGTCATCAAAAATGATTGCTTCCGGCTTCGCCATTCCAAGCTCAACAATCTTCGGCACCCCCTCCGTGACCAACTGCATCGCGTGCATTGAAGGTGGTAGCGGGTCAGCGAAGTCTCCGTACTCGACGAGCATGATCCCGTGGTGTTCCTTCAACCACTGTTCGACCTCTTTCGCGTAGGCAAGGCGCTGCTCCGCCGTGTGGCCGGTTAGCTTCCCTCGCGGGTCGTCGTCACCGACCGGGGTCTTCGACGGTTCCGGTGCGGCTGGCGGCCGTGGTGCTGAGTCTCCCTTGTTTGCTGGCGAGCATGTGTTGTCCGGAGGCGAGGCGCCGGGGCAGAACGCGCGTGAGTCCTGCGGGCCGCTCGTCGGCTGCTCTGGCGCACCCGGAGGCCCGCCGGGTCCGAATGGAGACTGGCCTTCCGGGGCGCCCGGAGGAGGTTGCTGCGGCGGCTGTTGCTGCTTCGCGCCGGCAATGATCGCTTGCGCCAGCGGCTGCGGCATCGTCGGGAAGACCGCCGTCACGATGGAGAGGGCAGCTTCCGGCGTGACCGCCCCTTGGGTCACCTGCCCGAGGATCGCAAGCAGCCCGCCAACGTCTGCCGTGGGCCGCTCCTGCGGCTGAGAGGGCGGATTGACGCCCGCCACGATCTGGCGTGTCGTGGCGTCCGGCAGGCCCGGATAGACGGAGCCAAGGGCCGCGACCGCGGCGTCCGGGGTCAGGCCGCCCTCCTTCACCTGCGCGAGGATTGTCACCAGCCCGCCGACCTCCGCCGCCGGACGATCTGCCGGCTGTTCGGTCGGCTTCTCCGGACCCGATACTCCCGCCACGATCTGAGAGGCAAGGTTCTCTGGCAGCGCCGGGAAGGCGGCGGCCATGATGCTCTTCGCCGCTTCCGGGGCGATTGAGCCGGCGGCGATCTGTGAAAGAACCGCTACTAGCTCGTTCACGCTCGCCGCAGGAGTCGGGGGCGGCGCCGGGGCAGGGGGCTGGTTCGCCGCCGCCTCCAGCGTCTGCATGTTTAGCGGCGTGAACCGGGTGTCGCCGCCCTCGACCGGATTCAGGTTCTCCCACGCCCGCAGTTCGTTGACCGAAGCAACGCCGAGGCCGTGAAGCGTCTGGTAGTAGCTGGCCCGCGCGGCGGCATCGCCTCGCATGAAGCCGCGTGTGTCGAATTCGGTGAAGTGAGTCGTGTCGCCGTCGCCAAACAGGTCGCGGTGAAACGCCGACTCAAACCGCCGCAACCACGGCAGGAGCGTGTGCTGCACAAAGTCGATACTTTGCTGCTCGATATTCGCGAACGTGCTTCGCGAAAGGTCACCCACCAAATGGGGGGGTACTCGGTAGAGTCGGCATACTTCCTCGATCTGAAACCGCCTCGTCTCAAGAAACTGCGATTCTTGGTTCGTGTTCCCGAATTCGACGGGCTTGAGTCCCCCGGTGAGTACAGCCGTTTTCTGCGCGCGGTCTGGGCCTCTATGAACGCGCTCCCAATTCACTCGCAGCGTCTCGGCCGCATCGACGGAGAGGTTGTTGTCGGTCGATAAAACAAGGCCCGGACGCGCGCCGTTCGCAAAGAAACTGGCGCCGTGAATCTCGCAGGCTCTGGCAAGCCCGATGGCGTCCTTCGCAAGCTCGATTGGAACCATGCCGTTGACTCCGTCGTTCGTGAGCCAACGGATGTGCATGATCTGATCTTGCGAGTACGTCGTGAGCCGTCCGGTCTCCTCC